CTAAACATAGGATATTGAATATTTGCTGTAGTTCCCCAACTTAAATTAATAACGTCGGGTTGAAAATCTTGGTATGCTCGTAACAAGGGATTAGGCTTATCGTGATCTACATCTTCTGCTATTACAGTAACCTCTTTGTAATCGTTGCCAAATGATCCGTAAAAGTTTTGCAATGCCAACGGCCCGTGTGTAGTTGGACCAGCTTGAAAATAATCTAAAATTACTGCTACTGGTTCATTTTTATCAACTTTAAGAATATCATCGCCGGCTAAACTAATTGGCTCGCCATTACTATCATTGCCATTGTGCTGACATGCTGCTAATAATGGAAATAAAGAGAATATGCTTCTTGGAGTTTTCTTTTTCATTTGCTTTCCTCAAAACTATTTACAGTGTTCAAAAATCCTTGTAGTCCAAAAAGGTTTTTTTGTTGTGCTTCTTGTAAGCTCATTCCTCTACCTAGCAGGTAAGAAGACATAGGACTTTCTAATCCCTTACGAGCATTTTTCCATAGTTGAATTTTTATAGTTTTAATTTCATCCCAACTTACATCTTTGTTTTTAATTCGCATTATAGTATCAACTTCTTCTTTATCGATGATATGATCATTAAACAATATGTGTTTGATAAGAATCATATCTGTTAGCAACCAAACAACATAATTTATATCATAGCCTACCTTACTGTCAACCGTTGGATAGTAATCATTATACATATTCCAATTATTTTTCTTGTCAACGTGTTCTTGGTTATTACCATCAAATTTTTGACTCCAATTGTATTCTACACTAGGAATACAATTCCAAAAATTTTCATAAGACAAACGTGCCTGCTGCCAAAAGTTTAATCCATTACCTGGAACACAAATAAAATCATAATACTTAGAAAATAATTCTTGATTTATGATACTAATTTTGTCAAATTTAATTGCTGCTAAATGTTTGATAGCATGCGAAAATTCGTTTTGTTTTAAATTCTTAGGACGAAGTAGCATTGCAGCATAATTAGCAAGTATTGCTGATGCTTGCTCTTGCATTAATCCTTTATCATAAGTTATTGATAATACTTCGTCATTATTAGGAAAAGCAAAAAAAGGATTAATCTGTACTTTGTGTGAATAAAAAAGTATACTGTCTCGATCACTATTTTCTTTGTTTGTTTCAGTTAAGTAACTACCTACAACTGCTTCAAAGATAGGATTGTTATGTTCTAGTTGAACATTGAATTGGTGATCAAGTTTTTGCATTAAGATAACCCTAATTCTTTATAGGCCATTTGCACACCTTTTGCTTGATAATAAGCATCGGCTAATGCGTTGTGTAAATCTTTTTGTATACCCTTTCTAGGGTCATTTTTACACATGCTAAAAAGTGTGCGACTATCTCGTACTTGCCAAAAGTTCCAAGGAATATTTTTGTTGTTTTGTCTAAGCATATCTTCAAGAATAGTAATATCAAATCCGTAACCGTGTCCCCAAAGTACATCTACACCATTCATCCATTTAGGCAATGTATATAAAAAGTCTATTACGGGTGTTCTGTCGTCTTCTCCAAATGCTTCTTCTTGCGCTTTTGGATCTTGGTTACTCCACCAAGCAAGTGTGTCTTCGCTAACATCTCTATCTTGACTGTCAAATTCTAATTTAAAATAAAACTCACTATGGGGTTCAGAGTTGTCGTAAGGATTAAATTTTACACCACCTACTGTTAAAACGCTTGCTTTAGGTGTAGTATGCAGCGTTTCTAAATCGATCATTCCGTGAGTAGCCATCGTTAGCCCTTCCTATTTTCTTGTCCAATACCTGAGATGATAAGGAATACGTAAAGAATAGGCCATGCCCATCCTGTTAAGAATCCTGTGATATGTAGTGCCATTAATGCAATGCCTGTAAGTCCTGTTGTACCTACGCCTGCTGTTTGTGGTGTAATTTTCATGAAAACTCCTTAGCTTTATACATATTATAACGTATAAATGCTAAGGAGTCAAGTAGTTTTTATATAAATTTATTTAACTTAGGGGGTTGCCAGCCTTCTGGCTTTAGAACTTTGCCATCTTCACGTTTGCGCACCTTGCCTGTTTCTGCATCAATCTTAGCAAAGTTTGTGTCCATTACTTCTTTCCACGCACCTTCTCCGTCAAAGCCGCCTGCTCTAATAGCACCCATAGTAACAACTAGGATGTCTACTAGTGCATCTAACTGTTCTACCTTGTCGTTTGCTGCCACTGCTTCTACTAGCTCGCCCACTTCCTCGTCAATAAGACTGAGATACATTGCGTAATTTTCTTGACTAGGTTTTTGATCACACGCAGTTTGAAATTTGTCAATATCTTTAAAAGGATTCATTACTGACTCACAAAAGCTGAAGGATCTATAGTTGCATGTTCACCGTCACTATATTCTGCGCCAATTTGAACACTTTCGGGTTTTTCATCCGAGTATGCTAAAATACTTTCAGTTTCTACCATACGTATTTCTATTTCACCTTCTTCTGTTTCTAATTTAATACTACGTGTCCAGCGACCGTGTTCTATAAGAATCCATTCTCCGACTTCATAAGGATCTCTATTTCTAGGTCCTTTAGAATATATTTTTGCCCAACGTGGATAAATTCCTCTAGTTTTACCGTCATCGTTGCCTAAAATTATTCCACCCTTAGTAGTTTGCTCACCAAAATACATATCAGTTACTAAAACTCTATCACCAATTGCTTTTGGAGTTCCTTTAATACTATTAATGTTTTGAGACATTATTCACCTTTTCTTACAAAATTTCCGTCTGCGTCTTCTATCCATTCATCTTGTGCTTCAGCTTCATTGAACATTTCTTGTTCTTCAGTAGTTAACTCAACTTTTGGTTCTACTTTTTTTGTAGTTTTTTTAGCTGGTTTTTCTTCAGCTACTGGTTCTTGAACTTCGTCTGTTGGCGTAGGTGCTGGCTTGCCGCTAGATTGTTTTACTGATCCAACTTGATCGTAATATTCTTTAATTAGATCTTCACGCTTTTTTACAATTTGTCCGCCTGGTCCCAAACGATCACCTCGGGCGTTTACTTTTGCATTACCAACAGCCGGAGTTAGTTCATTCTTTTTCATTAATAGATCCATGTCAACGGCTTTACCTCGCATGCTTCTATATGTTTTTCTACCTTTGGCCATTTTGCCTTCTCCTATTATATACGTATATATTTATCGTAAAAACTCTCGCCAATCCAGGTCAAACTGGATTGAATTTATTTTATGTACACCTATTATGTATAATACATAACTTGCTACACTTGATCCTCTGCCTACACCCCATACAATGTCATTCTCACGCATAAAGTCTACAAGATATACCATATAGCGTAATAAGTCTAATAAATTTTTTTCTTCATACGCAATAAATTCTTCATCAATTCTATCAACTTCTTTGTGTGTTTGACATCTTTGTTCTACCCATGAATATATATCCATATTCTTATATTCTTCAGGCATAAACCATTCACCTTGACATACACCGTCAAAAGTCTTTTGATCTACATCTAGTGGAATATATTTCTGCAATGGACTCATACCTTGTTCTTCCATTGCACTATTGAATTTTTCTATTTCATCAGTAGGTTCACACAAAACCACATGAATTTTATCTGTTTGGCCAGAATAAATCATATCGATAAGATCACGATTAGAGAATCTTGGTATACCTAGTTCGTCAGTTTTCATAAGCATATATGTATTTTACGATACATTTATAAGATTGTCAAGATCAGAATTGCCTTGATTTTGTTCTTGCTGTAATTTTTTTTGTTCTAGTCGCTTTTCTTCTAAAGCAATTTTATATGTGTCAAGAGCAAGAATAATTTGATGTCTAGTTTGTTCGTTAGAAGTAATATGGTAAACTCTGTTAAGTTTAAAAATTTTTTCTTCTAACTCAGACTCAGATAATTGGCTAGCATCGTTAATTAACGGGTGCATTAAGGTTCAAACCTTCCGTGATATTGTCCAAATACATAAGAATTTCCTCCATCGTACGACCAAAAGTCTACGATTATTGGATTAGTTGGACTGTCTACTAAAAAGTTTGCAGGCCAGTTTGGAGATTTATAAATTGTTGCGCCGCCTAGAGCTGAAAAGTTTACAGTTACAGGTTCTCCTTCTGTACCAAAAAATTGTAATCTAAATTTTGCTACTCTGTCACCTTCTGTTGGAAAATTTGATAATGTTAAACTTATAGTTGTTCCGGCTGCTTCTTCAGCAAATCTAATACTTTGATACATTCCGTTAGTAAAACTAATTTCTTGTTCTGATGAAACATTACCGACAGAGGAAAAGGATTCGGTGCTTGCATTAAGTGTGCCATCTGTAAGAAGTGTACCGTTAAAGTTATTCTCGGCATTTAGTTTTGCAGTGCTATTTTCTAGTGTAGTAATTTCTGTAGCGGCAGTTGTTAATCCATCTTTAATGATTTGGAAATTATCACGAAACCCTTGAGTATCGTTATCTACCCCGGCTACCGGATATGCTGCGTCAATTGTTGTTGCTACTATATTGCTCATGATGTTTCCTCTTTGTATTATTTATCGTATAGTGCTTCTATTATAATTTATTCTGAAGTAAGTTTTTTCCATTTATCTACTGAAATCTCTTTTCTTTCAGAAAGAATTTTTCTATAAGCAGCAAATTCTGCATCCATTTGTTTTTTTGAATAATAGCGTTCAAACATTGGTTGCCAATTTCTGCAATTAGAATGTGTAGTAATCACATGCGGGCCGTATTCTGAGACGTAATTGTTATATTTTTCAAATTTAATGATTTCAAAATCAATAGTTGTAGAACTAATTTGTTCAAGAAATAAACCTGAATGACTTTTAGTCCAGCTGTCGCCCTTGTTCATGTTTTCTGTATGTTTAATTGCAGACTGTAATCTTGAATAAGGATTCCTAATTACAAGTATTTTATTTTTAACTCCAGAACTTAGCCATTCTCCTACACTACCCGAAGAACTTAATTTACGATTTCCTGACGAATCTGGTTCTGTTAAATAGTTCAATCCAAAGTAATTGTACATACTAAAGTGTCCACTTCTTGGAGCACATAATACGCTATAATTTTCGGTAGATCGTAAAAACATGTTTTAAGTCCTTATTCATTAAATTGATAATTTGCAAATAATATAAAAGTTTCATTTTCTTTATCATTTGCAGACTTTACAATATATCTATCTATGTCGTAGTTAAGTTTTTTAGGATCAAAATTGGATCCGTTAAGATTTCTAATTATGTCTGCTGCATATCCTGGTTTACAATAGCATAACGGTATTGCAGGAATGTAATCTAATTCTTGTAAACCTACTTGCGGAGTTCTCATCCACAAAGGCAAGTAGCTTCTTTTAGTTTTTCCAATAGTTGATATATTATCTCTCATATTATCTAAGCTACTAATATATTTCAAATTATCTTTACTTTGACTTATATTAATTGCATTAGAATCTACTTTTATTGTGTTTATAGGTTGAGGTTGTATTTTATAAGGCTCTGAATCTGTTACTTGTAATTCAATTGTTACATTATCGGTACTACGAATTACTATTTCAAAATCACTTTCATCTGCATCAACTGACAACGTTTGGTCTTTAGTTTCTATTATAATTTCGTTATTATCTACTTGTATAAATTTTATTGTATTTCTTCCGTAAATAGGCAGTGCATCATACCCTGCTCCTGTTTTAGTAACATCGTCTTTTGAATTATAAAGCATACTGTCTACTGTAATTTGTTTAGTAGTGTTTATTTTAAAAGATTTTGCTGTTGTTCCTTTTGTAGCATTAGCAGGATCTATTACAGGAATATAAACTACTTCATAGATAACATCATTTGTGCCTGGCAATTTTGCAAAAGCAGATTGTAAACTTCCTAGAATATATTTCTTTCTTTTGTGATTTTTTGCAGCAGCTGAAACAAAATTGTTTATATTCTTTGCTTCTATTCCAGAGTACACTAAAAGTTCTAAATCAGTTTGTATTCCAAATTCAGGGTCTTGAGGTCTATAGATTTTCTCTGGCTCAAATATATCTGAATTGCTAGTAAAAGATTGCAAATAGCTTCTTTCTATTTCTTTCAGCATAGGTTTCATATATATTTTAGTATACTTTGTATTATCATTATCCTCTACAACTAAAACAAATTCTCTTGTTAGAGTAGCGTAATTAAATCTGTCTCTTGCTTGTACCGTAAACTTAAATTGTCTATCAAATAACGTATCTCCTGGAAATGAACCATCCCAAGTTGCATCACCGTCGAAATATGTTAAACCTAAGCCATCTGAATTTTGATATTGTCTAGGAACACCTATAATTTCCCCGTCATATGTAAGAGACATCCCATTTGGCAGTTTACCGCTTACAATTGAATATATCATTTTTGTATCAGGTACTGTACTTTCAGCCTTAACACTTAATGTGCTTTGTAAGTTTGCTGCAATAGTACCTAAATCACTATCGGTAATCCAAGCAATAGTACTATCTATTTCACCAATTGTTTTAAGTTCAAAGGTTTTTATTGAGCTTGGTATATCTACTTCGTCCCTATTTGATATAACAATATTTTTACTGAAAAAGTCCTTTTGGAATAATGCAATACCTATATTTCTTCCTTGATTTAGATTGCTTTGTAAATTAATATCTAATTCGATTCGATCTTCATTATCTCTTATTAAATCTATTCTAAAGTCTGAACTGTCGGCACCTTTAAAAAATTGACTTATATTTTGCTTAATTCTTGTTAAACTTGTACTAGGTAGTTTAACATTCCAAACTCTGTCATCTTTAGCTGTAATATAAACCGGCCCGCCATATTCTCTTTGTATTGCCTGCCTAGTTACTGTGAGCCTATTAGATAAACTTAATTCTTCTAATGTCTCTGCAACTTGTGTCCATTTTGCACCTTCAAATATTATTTGCTGATTACCATTAGCATCTAAAATAAAATCTCCGTCGCCGTCTATCTGTGCTTCAGTAGTATGTGCTTCAACACATTTATATATAAATCCATTACCACCTAAGTTTTCGTCGTATATAACATAGTCGTCTACAAAATAACTTTCGCCTATTTCAATATTACTAGGTGCATAATAAGGAAATATTGGATTATTTTGCGGACTGATTTGAACAACATCATATTCGATGTAAGGAACAATACTTCCAATTGTGTATTTTTCTGTTTCTGAGAATTTTAATGTTCTATTTTTATATTTTTCTTTTTCTTTTAATCCTAATCTATTAGCAAAAAAATAAGACTGGCCTTTTTTTGCTGTTTGAGAAACAACTAAACTTATTTCAGGAGCCAATGTTTCATCTAAAAATATTACATCATAGTCTGTATTAGAATCATCTACGTTTATAACATTATACAATCTATTTTTTATTAAAATTTGTCTGCCTCTTAGTGCTAACAAGTCGTTAACGCCGTCATCTAACCCTGTTAAATCAGTTTTATAAATTTTAAAACTAGAATTTCCTAATAAAACATCTTCATAATATGTTCCAAATATTTCTACAGTTTCTAAATCAAAAGTTAATCTTGTTGCACGTAGCGTAAATTTATGATCTTTTACTACGGCAGGTTGGTATGGCAAGTAACCTGTAATTGTTCCTGTAGAATAATCTAAATTTAATCCTGTAGGTAAAACACTAGGTGTACCGTCATTGTTTATATCTTCTAGTGTATAACGTACAATGCCTTCTAGTTGATCGTTTTCGATAGTTTCGATTGGTAAAATTACAAAATTATCTGCTCTTTTATAACCTAAATTATTAGGTGTAAGCCATACTGGTGTTCTTACATTTGTTGCATCCGATGTAAATACGCCAGTACCTGCATGCATTAGAGTGTTATCAGATTTTAAATAATCATCACCGACAAGATATATTTTAAACTCTCTTGTGGTAAAAGTGTCACCGTCTGTTACAGTTACTCTGAAAGGATAGTATCTATTAAGTTTTTTTGGCTGGTTAGTAGTTGTATTAAAATCAAAGACTTCACTATCGTAAAAATAACTTCCGTAACCATTATTAGACAATGCTGCAAAATCTATAGGCAAATTTCCGTATGGTGCTGCATCGTATCCACCTCGTTCTGTTCGCTGATCTAATGCTAATAAAGGCTCAACTATTCCAGTAAGTCTACCATCTTCAGTTAAAGATATACCGGGCGGTAATTGGCCATCTCCTTCTGCAATAAAATATTCTAACTCGTCTCCTGCAGAAATATCAGGATCTGTTGCTATTAATTGATAGTCTATTATTGAGTTATCGAGTATAAAAAGTTGTTCATTTGATCCTACTGGTAACAATCCTTCATTTGTTAACCAAACTGGTTCATCTGGTCCACTTACAACAATTTCTAAAGTTCTATCTTCAAATATATCTTCATGATATACACGTATTGTAAATTTATATGACGTGTCTCTAATAACTTCGTATGCAGTTCCTACTATGTATAATCCTTCTAGTCTACATCCACGAGGTAAAGAACCCGAAATTAATTCAGCACTAGGATTTTGTAAATAAGAAACTAAAGGTAAGCGAATGCTTACTGTAGATCTTTCTATTAAAGTTGTAATTTTGTATCCAGTACCAACTGTCCAAATACTGCCAGGTTCTGCCATATTGTTTTTCCTTTTGTAACAGTATTTATCGAGCGTTAATCTGCGATTGCGCCTAGATCAATTGTCCTTGGATCAGGAAGTGGGAATGTTCCAAAATCTACATCAGCATCTTCAATAAGCCAATCGATAATACCGTTTACTGTTCTTCCCATTTCTCCAAAATCAAAATAATTGTCAAAATAAGGTGCAATAGTAGAAGGATCGTAGCCATTTATTAAACCTGTGACATTACCTATAAGATTACCTGTAAAAGTATTTGCTTGAATGTTGTTAGCACTTAAAATATTATGAGCATCTGCATCCAAATCGCCACCTAGAGTAGGGTCTGTGTCTTGTATTACTCTAGTAGTCTTTGTATTATCGATCCTCATAATTTTTGCAACAGGATCTATACTAGTTGATAAACCAACACCTGCATATAATTTAAATCTATCGGTTGTAGATAATGTCATCTCTTGACGATTATTAGATTCTACTATTATTTCGTTAAATGACTCTGTTATATTTGATATTTGTATTTCTCCAGTAGGAGTAGCTTCTATACCAATTCCGTCGCCTGCACTAATACTTTTTAATTTAATATCATAGTTAACAATATTATCAAAAATACCCTCGCCAGATCCTAAATTAGTAACTGTTGTTTTTTCATTATCACGCAGATCAAGATCTTCAAAGTTTGCATTAACTTTTATAAATGCTTCACGGAGATCATCTCCTGTTCCATCATTTGCTATTTGCCCTATGTTAATTAATTCTATAGCCATTTATATCTCCGTTATAGATTTGCTAGTACCCATGCTTTAAATGCAGCATAGTCTCCAGCGCCATCTTGTAATGCTGTTTTTAGATCTTCAATACTTACATAACCTGGTATAGTCCCAGTTAGTGCATCAACAAGAACAGTTGAATCGTCTGCAAAAACAGAACCTATCACATCAAATTTGTCGCCTTCTTGTAAAGCACTATCTGCAAGAGCACCTTGTGCTGATGTTGCAGCATCGATAATACCGTAACCTGCAAGCGTTGAAGGTGTTGACGTAAGATCGCCAAATGCTACACTAGTTAAATATTCAGCGCCTGCATGATCTCCCCATCCGTATGCTGTATCCCAATTAGTGCTATCTTGTATATTTGCTTTAGGTATAATCCCATTTACACTATCTACAAGTAATGTTGAATCGTCTGCAAAAATACTACCTTTAATGTCACCAGTTATGACGCCATTTACTGTAAATGAAGTACCTACAGTTCCATTAATATTAATTGTATCTGAAGTTAAGTTAATAGAATTATTAGTACCTTGAGGCCTAATTGTAATTGCATTATTAGACCCAACTGCTGTTGTAATTTGTATACTGTCGTCTGCTGTAATATTATTTGCAATAAGAGCACTTGCAAAACTTACAGTACCGTTTATTGTTGTTGTAATTCCTGCCCTACCAATATTAACAGCAGTAGCATTAGTTCCACCTATATCAAGTTCGGCCGAGTTGTCAATATCACCTGATAGATTAAATGTTGCGCCTGTAACTGTAACTCCTGATAAATCTAAAGTTGAACCAGTATTAATATCTATAGTGTTAGTACCATTACCGATAGTTACTGTTCCACTTGTGCTTGTTCCGATGTTAATAGCACCCGAAGCAGCACCAATTATACTAGTTGTACCTGTTGTTGCAATTTGTATATTACCAGAACTATCATTATAGCTTACACTACCAAACGATCCGCCCAAAGATATTGTGCCGCCATCTGATGGATTGATTTGTCCACCAATTATAATTGGAAGATCTGCGGTTGTAGCATTTATAGAGTTATTAACAGCATCTACTATAACTGTACTATCATCGGCAAATACAGAACCTGTCATGTCACCAATCAAGTAACCTGTCACTATGCCTACTACAGGTCCTGTGTGTGTACCTGCAGAATCACCAGTTAGGTCACCTGTTACATCGCCAGTTACATTACCTGTAAGCGCACCTTCAAAACGAGTTGTTGCAGAAACAATGTTCCCATTTAAATTATTTGTTCCTGTAGTAAAATAACTATCAGCTTCACTCCAAACAAAAGATACGTTAGGATTGGTACCACGATCGATCTCAATTCCTGCTGTTCCTAATGATACTCCTGCACCAGTTTCACCTTCATTAAGTGTAATAATATTATCAGTGATGGTTGTATTAGTTGTTTCTACACTAGTAGTTGAACCTTGTACTGTTAGGTTTCCTACAACAATTACATTATCTTCAAATGTTGCTGTACCTGTTACATTTGGTGCTACAATTTTTCCGGCAACGCCGTCTATAATAACTGTACTGTTATCCGATACAACAGAACCAGTAAGGTCGCCTACAAATCCGCCACTAGCTGTAATAGGTTCTGAAACATCACCTAGTAATCTAATTTTATTTGCATCAATATTAACTTCACCGTCTGCTAGTGCTGGAGAAATGTTAATAAGTTCTTGTAATGATGATCCATTAGTTGTTAGTACAAGTCCGCCTACACCTGTTATACTATCTTGTATAGTTAATCCAACTGCTTGAGCACCACTAAAAACAAATGTTCCGTTAACATCTACATTTGTAACTGTTAGGTCTCCAGCTACAATCTCGTTAGATTGAGTAAAATCGTTTTGAATATCTCCTAATACAAGTCCCGCTACACCGTCAATTATAACGGTAGAATCGTCAGCAACAACACTACCTTTAAGATCTGAGACAAACGGATCTGACCCAAATAACGTACCTAGAGTGTCATCTAGGTCAGCTGTCCTTAAAAATCCAATATCGTCTGTAAATTCAGATAGAAATTGCGGAGTACCTTGTAGTGCTGCATAAGTTATTTTACCTGTAGCATAATCAAAAACAACACTACCGGTTGTATCAACAAGACTACCAGCTAATTGATTAACTCTAATTTTATTAAATCTAAAGTTATCACTTCCTATGTTTTGCGATCCGTTATCAGTAGGAATAATATCACCACTTATATTAATACCTTCAACATCGATATTACCAATATCGCCTAACGGTCTAAATTCTATGCCGTTGCCCGCCGCATTAACTTTTACAAAATAATTTGCAGAGCCTGTAAAATTGTCTGGAGTGTCTACTAGATCAGAAAATTCAACAGGAGCAACAGTATTACCTCTAACAAGAAGTTCTTGTGTGCTTATTGTACCAGCTGATGTAATATCGTTAACACTTGTTATGCTACTGTTAGTTAAATCAAGATTATCTCCGTCTGGCAATTCTTTAATTTTATTGCCGTCTGTAGTGTCTAGTACTAGGGGAAATCTATTTGCCATTCTCTAAAATCCTGTTATTTAATATATTTATCGTATCTGCTTAAAGCGCCGCTATCCTAGTTTGGAAATCCGTAAAGTCTATACTTGCTGCTGCTGCTGCTTTTATATCAGCTTTTAGTTGCTCTACACTAGGAATAACACCGTTCACGCCATCTACTAATGTTGTGCTGTCATCAGCAAATACACTACCAGTTAAGTCTCCATCTATTGTTCCTATTATTGGACCGCTTAATGCAATTCCGCCATTGCCAGCGCCGTCGCCACCTAAAAGGCTTATGATACGTCCGCTTATAATTACGTCACCACCTTGCATGCCAGGTTCTGCAATACCGCCACTGAGCCATAAACCGCCACCGTTGCCATCTTCTAGTGTTGCACCGTAGATATCAAAGATGCTATCTGTGGTGGATACTTTAAATCCTCTCTCGCCTGGTGTAGATGCTGTATTAAGATACAAAACCTCATCAGTAGTAGAAATAGTATTGTTGAGCACAGTGTTTTGTAGATTTATTTTACTATTCACACCATCTACTAATAGAGTGCTGTCATCAGCAAATACACTACCTTGTAAGTCACCTGTTAAATCTGTTAAATATCCGGCTGCACTATGATCGCCCCAACTAAAAGCCGTATCCCAATTAGTTGCTTCTGTGCCACTAATGTTTGCACTAGGAATAACACCGTTCACGCCATCTACTAATAGTGTGCTATCGTCGCCAAACACACTACCTACTGTATCTTGTACTTCTGCAGGTGCTCCGCCATTTACAAGTAAAGCACCTCCTGCTGTAACTTCAATTCTAGCACCGTTTAAGTAGATAAAGTCTGCAACGTGTAAATCTGCCCATTGTTTAGCTGCACTTCCTAAATCAATTGTAGCATCTGAATCTGGCAAAACATCTGTTGTTGCTCCAGAAGGATTTCCCAAAGCAAGATACAATTCATCAAAGTTATCGTTAACTTTGTCAAATGCAGTGCGTAACGGATCTCCATCACCTTTGTTTGGACTTGTTCCTAAATCAATTATTTGTTTTGCCATTTGGTGCTCCAAGTTGTACTCTTAATTTTCCAGCAGTTGCAACAACACGTCTTGGCTGCGGGTTTTTGTTGTCTACAGAAGCTTTTGCTCCTTTTTGAATCAATTTATCTATATTTTTATTTTCCATTAGTGTTTTCCTACAACCACTTCAACAATTCCTCTATCCTGATCAGTTTTTTCGCTTATTGCTTTACCAAGCACTTGTCCTACGCCCGGGGAGTTGTTTACTATTGCATAACCTGGTACGGCACTTGTAACCAGCATATCGCCTTTCTTTACAGTTCCAATAACTTTACATGGTACTCTACCTTGTAATGCTAATCCTACAACGTGATCACCTTCCAATGCACTATTCATCAAGTGTGCTGGGTTAGTTGTTACAACACCTGCTACACTGGTTTGTCCTTTAGCACTACACACTGTTACTTCTGCATCACCGCCAAATACAAGCACTGTACCTGGTTCATAGTCCGCATCACCTAAGTAGTTTTCTGCCAAGTCAGCATAATATGCTTCAGTAGCAGTACCATGGAATGTTGTTGCATATACGTTTGCATATTTTAGTGATGTACTACCTATATCATAGGTATTGTCTGTATCAGGTAATGCACCTGATGAACTAAATGTCATCGGAGATACACTTGAACTTGTAGCACTATCAGCAGTAATTATTGCAATTTCACCTACAAGTGATTTACCAGTATTAGCACCAATACCTATACCTGTTGATGCTGCGCCTTTTTCACCTGGTGCTTCAATGAAACTAGAATAAATCCAATCTACACCTAAATTGCTTTCGCCATTAAAGTTTGACAAACCTTGTAGTGTACTTTCTGCTACACCTGTTGCACCAATATTAACACTTCCTGAAATTTCTAAATCAGGAAATGTAGGAGCTACATATCCAGGATCAGCAGGTGCACCTACAGCAGGAGAGCCGCCAGCAGCTCTTAGTATTTCACCTTGCGAAGGAGTTTTAAAAATTACAGTTGTACCATCTAGCGATAGTATTTCGTAACTTGCATCACCACCTAATATAAGTGAGTTAACTTGTATACTGCCATCGGCATCTGTTTTAACAATACTGTTAACTTCACCCGAAACACTTACGTTAGAAATACCATAAGTACCTTCACCGGTTTTAATTAGTGCTTCACCTGGATCATCTGGTACTGTTAATTCAGTTACGAAGTCCGCATCTCCTAAGCCACCACCTTCTGAAATTATTGTGCTAAATGGAATTTGATCTATGTCATTATCTGAACTATCACCGCTCCAGTTTCCTAACACAGTACCATCATTTATTCTTTGTATTTTTTCTAATGGTAATTGGCCGTTGTCTATGCTTACCCAACCATCAGTAGTTGTAAATATACTTTCATCAAATGCAACAACACCTAAATCATTTTGAGTAATACCTGTTGAACTTGCTCTTGTAGTTGCACTATTCAAGTTAAGCTTACTTTGAGAAATATTTGCTACACCATTTACATCGTCATTTACAATAGAGTTTGGCTTTAATTGGAAATTTAGAGTTGTATATCTATCTGTTACAACACCAAATCCGTCTATAGTAACTTCTTTATTTGTTAACAGTTCTATATCACTAGCTGGACTTTCAACACCGTTTACCCATTCATCAACAGGTCCGTCTACTACTAAACCTTCTGCACCGCCTGATACTAACAGTACATCAGGATCAGGCGAAGATCCAATCGGTTTACCGTCACTAAATGTTCCAGTAAGAGGTGTAAATGTTATTTCGGTTAAATCTCCTTCGTATCCTTCTACATTTTGTACATCTACGATTGTTCCTGTAGCACCTGTAACGCTACCTGTAATTGTATCTCCTCGTTCAAAGGGTCCACTAACAATTGAACTTGCTAACACATAGAGTTTTTTATACTCTGTTGATACTAGTAATTGGTTAGCGCCAAAGCTTTGATATTGCAAGCTTCTTAGATCTTTAATTTCGTCACTTAACCCACGACCGTCATCAACATATTTTTTAGTTGCAGCATCTGATTCAGAATTAGGTGCTTTTAGGTTTGTAATTGTATTACCAGCAGCGTTTAGATCGTCTGTCATTGGTACTGCGCCGTTTGGAGCAAGTACACCTGGACCTAGTTTGTTTGAAACAGGAGTACCGTTTACATCGTAACCTAGTCTTCTGTTAACATAACCACGTACAGCAAGTTCTGTTGGAACAGTATCTGATGCGTTATCTGTCATCGCTGTGTCTGTTGAAAATTCAGTAATAACAACACCGCGTTTAAAGCCTAGTCCGTCAACATCTGATAGTGCAAGTGATGCACTAAATGTAACTGTACCAGTACCTTGGTCAACACTAAAGAATCTACCAACTCTAAAGATACCGTTTTGGTCTGTACTTACATAGAACACACGACCTTTACCACGTTCGTCAACTTCTTTTGCTTGATCTTTTGAAGCTGGTTCACCAAAAATAACTGTAGGATAATTGGATTCATTAAAACCGCCTGAACCAACATCTAAGAAATCATGTGATGTAGCACGACAAGTTGAAATATTAACTGTTACTGTTCCTTCGGCGCCAGCTTTTAGACCTGCTCTAATTGTTACAGTTTCTGACCCTAATACAACAGGAGAGCCTAATCCCTCTTCTAATCCACCTGGATTAGAATAATCTTCTAAATTAATACTGTCAATTACTGCAATGTCGACAATTACATATTCATTGTCTTCGGCTAACGGAACTTCTGTATTAGTTCCATCTACTCCTCTTGCATTATACACATAAAACTTTTTACCACTCCATGTAAATATAGGAGCTTCTTGTAAGTTTTCTACTGTCCAACCAATCGGTCTATTAGCTTCAGGAGTTCTAGCATTATTATTCAATCTAGAAATTTCATTATCATCTAGTGTTGGTTGTACTGCAAGAACTCTGTCTCCAATTGTGCCGCCTTTGGTTGTTCCTAATCCTGCTAGAGGAATTTCTTGGGCTTTTGCACTATCTATAATCAATCTAATATAATCATATGAACTATCAAAACCTGATTGTAATTGATCATTTTCTAATTCATTGCCTAGACTATCTGATGTTAAGAAACTAATACTTCTATAAACAAAGTCTGGATTTTCGTTAAAGATAACAGCAGTACTTGGACGAATTGTAAGAACATCTGGTCTTGCAAAGTCTGAAATAATATGAGTTTGGTTTCTTCTATAGTTAATTCTATCACCAAATCCTACATCCTCTAATAACCCATCTGTACTAAACTGTGAGTCACTAGTTGAGAAATTTAGTTTGTAAACTTTACCACTATACATTGGGCTATTAGAATCTACAAACGGAGATCCTGTTATTGTTGCGCCTGTTACAGATCCGCCATCAACTTCGGTAATTGTAATAAATGCATCGTTTTCAATTGTGCCACCACCTAAATACAATCCGTCAACTTCCATAGTGTCGCCAACTGTATAATTGCTGCCAGTATTGTTTATCTCTATACTATAACCATCTCTAATAGTTTTGTATAAAGTAAATGTAACACCTGCTGCTAAACCGTTATCTAAAACTTCGTTCTTAAATGGAATATCACCGCCTAAATATCTTATTCTTCCTATATGGGCGGCTGTTGGTGCAACATTTGCAACTTCATAACGTGCAAAAGCAGGACGATCGGGGTGATATATATCAAATTCTGATCTATTACTAGGAAGTTCTTTAAAGTCATAAGCATATAAGAATAGATTTAATTTTTCGTTAGCATAACCTGTGCTATCTACTCTTATAGGTATGCTATCCGCGCCTAATGCTATTGCAGTAGAATCTCCTGTAATTGGACCAGTAATTACTAGTTCGTTTGTTGTATCAAAAGCACCTGAAGTATCTTTTAAATATATTACTGATTCACCGATAGGAACAGCTACACTATCTCCTATTTGACTCGTATCTTTAGATACAGTACCTGTAGCATTTGTTATGTTTTGTGTTATTACTTCGCCTTCTTCTAGTATAACCGGACCTGCAAGTTCTAAAATTACGTTAGCACTAAATGTTTTTGCACTTTCAACCATGTCTTGTGCAAGTGCAATACTGTCTGGAATTTCGTTTGGATCTGATCCTTCAGCAACTAGTCCGTATTCGCCATAACAACTTGAACCAGTTAAAGATCTAATCTCTGATCCATTTTTAGCATAGTAACTGGTCCAACAATAGTACGTAAACATACTAACCATTTCTGATAGCGCACCGTTTACACAAACTAGACCATAACCTTTATCATTAATTTGAGTAAAGTCGTTACCTAGCATACTTCTGTTACCAGCTGTTTGTAGTGTAATTGGAATCGGCGAACTTAAATCGTCGAGATCTACCCCTGTAGATAGTTCACTAGTTAGTCCTGTAAATCCTTGTCCGTCATTTGAGCCCGGTGATAATATTAGTTCTGCTGTTCCTAGTTCTTTATCGTACTGTGTGACTGCATTGATCTGGAAACGTCTGCCATCGATATAAAACACACTTGGAGTTTCTGGCCTACGCACAAAAAGTCCTTGTGGTTCTAATGCACTACCTAAACTCTGTATGCTTAATCTAAATGCATCACCGTCTACTCTTTCTACAACTTGAACTGCTGAGTTACCTACAAACGCATCGACAAATAGTCCTCCGCGGAATGCTTGTTTATTAATACTTGCAGCAAAACCTGTACCTGTTTGGCAGTACGGTGATTTAGTTAGTACTTGTCCTTCTGGATCAAGTACCATTTGGAAACCACCATGTCCTTGTCCGGTAATATTACGTAAGATAGTAGCGTCATTCATTAAGAACACATCCATTTCTGTATTTCTTAATGGCGGATTATAATCATCATTGAATGCAAATACAACTGTTTCGATCAAGTTATATATAACAGTTTGTGGTCCGTCTATTTGTCTCCAAAAATTAGCTATTTCAACAGCATCAAATGTACCACTCGATGTGTGTTCTGTTGTTGGAGTATAATAACGATCTTCACCTCCGATAAAATATTTTACTACGTTACCTAATCTATATAGTGTAGAAGCAGTCCATTCTGCTGGGTCACCGTCTCCATTAAATCCATCATATGCATAATCTAAGTTAACACCCGGATTTGGTGCTGATCCACTTGGGCCATACAATGTTGTTGGTTCTACACCTCTAATAATATCGTTTGCAAGAGTGTATATATGACGGATGCCGTCTATTGTTTCATCCTCGGTTCCTACTTCAACTGCACCTGCATAGTATTCACCTTGTGCCTCTAAAGAAAATTCATTGCCACCGTTGCGCAAATCTTTAACAAGAGCATCTACAATCAAACCAGAATCTCTTGAACATTTGGTTCTAGAATAACCTGGAGAACCTATAAGAGCAGGATAAGTGGTTTCTATATAATTAACAACTTGTTCTTGAATAAACTCTCTGTTGTCAATTAAAGCTAGTGCTGCCGTTTCCCAATCGCCAACGTTTTCGTAACCTGCACCAACATTTTTAAGTTTGTTAGGTTTTAGCAAATAATGATTACCAAAATAACCTTCTACTTCGTCTGAAATTGGATTAGTATATTGTACACCATTTGGAACTGTTACTACTGTAAAGCTGTATACTGCTGCGCCATTATTACCTAAAGCAGCATCTTGTACTGAAACAATTTCATTTGCTTGAAAATCTTTACCAGCATTAGTTACTGTTACATCTGTAACAGCGCCTGTTCCATCTACTGTAATTTCAAATATTGCATCGCTGCCTAGTTTGTTTGTAACATAGTCTACATCAGTTACAGTGTAAGTACCTGCTGGTCTTAGTGCATCTGCACTAGCAGTAAAGTCTATAGTTTCAATACTTGATTTACCTAAAACAAGTCCGTCAAATGTAGCATCTCTATAAAAGAAAAGACTTGCATATCTTGATTGTGAAACACGATTTTTTGGACGTATTATAGTTCTTCTAAATTCGTCACCTTTGATAGAAACATTTGGCGGAACACGTATAGGAAAATCTTCTTCGTATATACCAGATTCAACTCTAATAGTGACTTGAGTTTCATTGACAATATTGCCATATTCTAAAGGCTCGCCTTCTTCAAATTCAATAGGTTTTAGTAGTTGTACTTCAATTTCGTCAGTCTCAATTACACTAACCGGTCTTGATCCTGCTTCATACTTATAGTCGATTATTCTACCAATAGCACCTGAATTTTTACCTCGTACTACTTTACCTGGAATAATATCTGTATTTCCTGGATTAGCTTGATCTATAAATCCATAGTTACCGTTGCTAATATTAATTTTATAAGTTGTAGTACCATCAACAACTTGCGGAGCATCTAGCACACCGTTTTCAATAACATCTAAAATAATATCAAACTTAGCTGCAATAGATTCGTCTGCTAAACTGTCAGGTATAACAGCAGCATCTATAAATTGTTCTACTCTATCTTGATAAGTTGTTGGAACAGCAGTGTTAGTAAGAATATAATCTCTAACTAGAACTTTAGCATATTCTATACCTGCAACAGTGTATGCTTTTTGTGAACCAATTGCTTTTTGTGCGCTCACATTTGAATAATATCTTACGCCCGCATAACGAGATAGATAGTTAGCATTATTTCCTAGTAGTGCATCAAGACTAACACTGTCTAGTATTAGTTGTACATCTCGTTGACATATTTCTTTATCATAATTATCTGCAAAAGACGGATACAATGCATCTATGTATCCTGTAACTTCTTTTGCAACAAACTCTTTATTTTCAACTATAAGAGTTCTTGCATTTGATCTTCCTGAAATAGGACTTGTTATGCCAGCTGTGACAATAGTTCCTTCACTTTCGCCTGTGTTATATGTCATAGTTTGCATATAAGGACCAGGTTCTTTTGGAGAAGACAACATTATTTCTTCTGCTTTTTGTGCAGCAGCATTTATTGTTTTATATGCATACGCAGGATTTCTTCCTTCTTTTCCTACTGGAGTATAAGTTTGTCTGTCGTCTCCTGATGCAGCACTAACATAAATGTTAACTTTACTAGATGCTGCGGCATTATCGACATAAAGCTTTGTTGCTGCTTGCAGATCATCTGGACCAAATGGTAAACCTGTACCAACTAATTCGCCAGGGTGATCATATAAATTTAACGGTCCTGTCATTGTATCGCCTTGACGACGAACAATACTCTTACGTGGAAGTGCTACATTAGATAACCAGTTACCTTCTAAACTATCATCATAAGCAGCATCGAGTAACGTAAATACTCCTGTACCACCACTTAACAGTATTCTACCATTCCCAGAAATAGCGTCATCTTCTGTAGGAAATAGCCCTATATCGTTATCATTAGCAATACCTATATAGTATGTTGTTCCAGTCACTACACCAAAAGGATCGTCTCCTGTACTATTAAAAATAAAAGGAGCACCTGTGTAAGCTTCTGATAGTCCGTGATTATTTGCTCTAAAATAACCTGCTGTAAGGCCATCGGCTGTTATTGTATAGATATCAGTACTAGCAGGTTCGTCCCCGACTCTTAAGCCACCGCCTGCAACTGCCTTTTCTTGATAGTTTCTGTCGGCATAGTTTTTGTTAATTACTAATGCACCAATGTCTAAATCTGTTCCATGTACATCGTTGAAAAGGTTAATTGCATCTTGACTAACGGTAACATTTGCAATAGGTTGAGTCGCTGCATCTAAGGGTCCACTTAAAGTAGGTTCTGGGTCATTCGACAGTTTAGATACTAATTGTTTTACAATTAATTTTCCGTCAATTGAAAAATCAAATCCAATAGTATCGTTAGATCCGTCTAAAGCATTATCAGAAGCAAATTCTAATAAGTTTAATCCACTACCGTCTGAACGTACAACAGGAATTTTATTTTCGTTGCCTTCATAATTGTTAGGAGTATCACTTAGGTCAGTAAATGATATCTGTCCACCTATACCAAATACAGCATAAAGTTCTTGGAAGTTTTCGTTTACTTTACGAAACGACTCGCGAATACTATCGCCTGTGCCGTCATTACCCTCTACGCCAATATCAACCTGTTGTCTTGCCATTTAATTTGCTCCGTTAAAATTGTGGAATACTATCCATATCAAAGTTTACACTAACACCACAACCGCACGACGATTGGGCATTAGGATTTTTTATTTCAAAAGTTGAACCTACTAAACTGCGTGTATAATCAACTGTTGTTCCTATCAAAAACATAAGTGAGTGTTTGCCTATTACAAAAGTACAGTTATTGTCTGTCTTAATAACTTCGTCACCTTCTTCAAGTTCTTTTGGGGACTGCATTATTCCCCATTCATACTCAAACCCTGCACAACCACCACCTTTGATGTTTAAACTAATTGCATAACACGCATTTTCTTCACATAATAAATCAATTTGTGCTTTTGCAGCATCAGTAAGTGTACAGATACTCATGTTTTTTCCTTTCTTAATACTATTTATGATATAATTTTATAATCTTAATGTAAATATAATTATGTTCATAAAAGAATATAAAAAACAAACGCGGCACGTTAGAACTAGCAAAATGGGCAAGGAACACAGCTACAAGCGTGAATTGACTGTATGTGTGTTTCGTTGTGACAGTTGTGATGAAGAATTTGAACGTGCAAGAGGCAGCATGGATCCTAAGCGACTAAACAACAATTATTTTCACGTATGTTCAAACTGTGATGCCAAAGTATTTGCTCAAAAGAAAGGCGTGGAACGCAAACAAGTTTGGAATCTCCACGCCAGTTCTGATATACCTATAAGTAAATTATAGGTTTTTCCAAGTAAATGCTCCAAAGAACATTTCATCCTCAGACATCTGTCCCCAAGGTACTTCTCTTGCTGGGTCTGGATTCATTGGATTGTCTGCACTATTATCAAATGCACCTTCTACGAACAAACGAGTTCCTGCAGGAATAAACTTAGGCTCTTTCCATGTGTATGAAAGTTGCCAAGCATAGTCATACTTAGGAATATCAATTAGTTCTTCTCGTGTACCGTCAGCATAAATTGCAGTTGCTCGCATACTCTTGCCACGGAAGTGCATGTGTGGTAAGAATGTGTGCAACATAATATCATTCTTTAGAGTAATCTCTGCTGTCTGTACAAAGTTAGGATCAAACGGTGGAATAGGTGTCCAGTTGTTAGGGAAGATACAAGCACAATCGCCTGCCATTCTTTCCTCTGGTACTACGCCTTCGTCGTGAAAGTATAATCCAATACGTGCTCTGTCTGTTCTAGCTGTACCATCAGGCGTGTAGTGTAACTGTAGATTCACAATTGAACCTGCTCGCAACAAACCACCTGTGTTCTCGTCATAGTAATCAGGATCACCGCCAGGCACATATGCACTGATAGTTGCATACTCCATATTGCCTTGTCCTTCGCCCTGTGCGCCTAACAAATTGCCGTTACGCTCACCTGGTATAGATACTGTGTTAAGCATGTGGTGCATCACAGTAGGCTCTGAGGGCAAGAACTCTGAACCACGCAACCACTTATCTTCTGTTAGACCAAGATCAACACTTGTGTATCTGTATGGAATCGCATTAGGACCCATTGTACCAACTGCTGGAATCTCTTGTGGTGGCACTTCAATAATCATATCAGGTTCACCATGTACCCACTCTGATGTAGAGTAAGTAGTTTCTGTGAGAGGATCTTTATCGCCTTCAACAGGTGCGCCTGCGTCAATCCACGCCACAATCGTATCAACCTCACGATTACTTAGAGTTCTGTGATTGACAATTGTACCTGCATACTTGCGATCAATTTGACCTGGAGGCATATGCTTAGTGATAATAGCCTCTTTGATTGCAGGTGCAAACGCTTGTAGCATTTGATAGTTTGACATAGCCCATGGAGCAATGCCGCCTTCTCTGTGACATGCTTGACACTGCTCTACAAAGATAGGTGCAACATCTCTTGCATAATCAATTTCATCTGCTTTTGCTGCTACGGTTACAAAACTAACTACAGTTAATAGTAGTACAACAAAACTAGTATGTAATATTCTAATCATTTTTTAATACCTCTTTAATATATTTTGCCATCAGTTCTATTTCTTCATCTGTAAGAGTGGCTGCTTGACCAAACATAATACCACTCATGTCACCACGAGTAATCATTTGCTTGTAATCAACCAATGCTTCAACAATAACTTGTTCTTCCATCCAGTTTAGACTAGGAAAACCTGGCTTGCCTTGTGCTTTGTTACCGTGGCAAGCAGCACAAGTATTCCATTTTGCTTTTACTGAACTAAAGTCCACTTCTTGTGCATATAGAGTCCTTGCTCCTAATAATACTACCAATTGGAATACTAAGAGTGCCACAAATACTATTGCACTTCCCCATAGACCTTGTCTTGCTTGTTTTACTGTAGGCATTAATCATCTCCTGTGATGTTACGTTGCTCTAATAGTTTGTTATATCCTTCTTCATCTAAGTGTGTGATAGCAAGCCAAGCGTGAGTCATTTCGTCACCTGTTCTTGAACCTCCCATTACCCACATGTCAGGGTCTGGATTATTTGGATTGTCCACAGTGTTGTCGTACCACTGCTTGAGTATAATAACTGCTCCCGCAGGTATTAATGGTGCTACTTCTGGAGCATACAAATGACTGTGATGCCACGTGGCGCTCCAATTAGAGATTTGGCTAACTGCTTCTGTACGACCTGTCTCAGGATAGAAAATCTCTAAACTTGCTGCATTCATCCTTAAATGCCCGTGTGGTTGGAAACTATCTAAACGCACAGGATGGTCGAAAGTGTGGAAACCTTGTGTCATTTGATAGCCATGTGGTGGGATAACCAAATCGTCTTGGTCTCCTAAGCGATACAAACTCAAGTCCTGCTTGTATTTCAATTGTTGGCTTTCCTCTTCTGTGTATAACCACAGTCCAATTTCTACCACATTGTCTTTGATCATTCCGCCTGGTGCCATTGCGCCAAGTCCACCTGGGAACATATGAATGTCCCACGATACTTGTGCGTTTGCTGGTAGTGTGCGACAGACTCCCTCTGGAACAATCTCTCCCCACTTTCCCATAGCATACTCCGTAAGCATACCTTCACGTCCTTCTGCTGTGATAATAGAGGAGTTTGCGTGATGTACAACTGCTTTTGCATCACCACGTGGTTTAACTTGTACTGCTTTGATACAACGATCTTCTGTAAGGCCGCTTGGTACTAAGTGCTTGTGCCAAAGATCGTTTCCGTTTGCTGGTATGTCTATTGCTACACTTGGAATTACAGCATCAGGTGGTCCAAAGTCACTTTCAAAGTTCCAAGCATCTGGATCACGTAAATCTGCAGACTGTACTACGATATCTGCATCACCGTAAGGTGCACCTGCGTTAACCCACGCAACAACTGTGTCTATTTCATCTTGCGATAAACGCCAGTCACCTTGTAGGTCTTGAATGCCTATGCCGTGATCGTAAGCATACGGAGGCATTTCTCTATTTGCAACTCTCATTTGTATAAGAGGTGCCCACGGACGTACTTGTTCGTACGTTTCAAAACTCATTGGTCCAATGCCACCTTGACGATGACAAACTACACAATTGTTGTTGATTATTTTTGCTACTTCGTCAGTATAGGTTTGCGCTGCTGACATCAGCGGGAATAGCACAGCAAGTGCTGCGATAATGTGTTTCATACAAATTCTCCTGAGAACAATTAATATTTAAACACATTATCTGCACAATGCAACCTATTCTAGTGTAATGTTACAATTTATTACAATTACTCTGCTTTCCAGATAGTCCAAGCGCCATACGCAATAGCGCCGTAAGCTACTAGAGCAGCAATTGGTTTGAAGATAAGAAACGCAACGCCTGCGCCTACAAGTATAGCACCGTCTAATGTTGTACGTTCTTTGAGTCTTGCATTAATCCATTTTTGAACCATTTTTAATCTCCTTCTGTACAATATTTATATAAGTAATTGTTCCTATAGGAGGAATAATTATGACTATTGAATTAGTAATTGGTGCTGTGATTGTTGCAGCCGTGGTTGCTTACTTTCTATTTAGGCAACCTGCCCAGGAAAATCCTGTAGTTGATGCAGTTAATGCTGTAACTACAGAACCTGAGCCCGCGAAAGTAGAAACGGTTGTTGAAGTTGACGCAAAGACTGTAAAAGTCACTAAGGCGAGTTTGTCAAAATTAACTAAGCAAGGCTTAGAAGATTTGGCAAAAGCAAATTATGGTGTTGACTTAGACAAGCGTAAAAAGAAAGATGAATTAGTTAAAGAAGTACTTGGTCTTGCAAAGGCCGAAAAGGCAGCTCTTAAGAAGGCCTAATAGATTTTCTTAACTGTTCAATTGCAGTCTCACAGCGAGTCAGCTTGCGTTCTAGGACGTTTATAGCTGCTCGCTGTTTTCTTGATTGTTCTTCCAAACTGCGGACATATGCCTCCGTGGGAATCTTTTGAACTGAACCATCTTCGCCCAACATCTCAAACATGTCAGCACCTTGGGCACGTAGGCCACCTGCTACACGATTAGGATTTTTATCAGATGATGACTGGGTCTGGGTTGGATTTTTTCTTCCGTACATTTGATTCAAATAGCTCATTAGTGTCCTCCATACTGTATTTATATAGTGCAATGCTTGCAAGATTTTTTGCCTTAGACTCTACCATAATGTCTGCATAAGGTAGAAACTCTAGTGCCCAGTCGTTGACAGCATCGTTCCACATGTAGTCTGAGTGAGCTCTCAGTTTGGCTTTTTTGTATCCTTGTTCGAGTAACGTTTGGAAATCGGGTCGAATATCTCGTGGTAAGTGTCCGATATGCTCTTCCCTTGACACCGAATAGTGTATAACAGGGCGTACACCACGCCAGCTGTCAATGATGCGATAAAAGCGGTCATCAGTAGGTTCAATATATTCTCCTCCACTATTACACCAATGATGGTGTATATCTAGCACCAAAGCGAGATCGTCTGCAAGCTCAAGCGATGCGTCAATTCCCCATTTGTTTTCGTCGTTTTCGATAGTAATACAGTTTCGTGCCTCTGGCGTGAGACGTTTAAGCGCGGCTTTGATACCGGCTGGACCTTGTCTACCTGAGATGTGGACGTTGCACTTGAAGTCTTGGAACTGCTTGCCGTAGCCCATCCACCTCGCGACGTTGATGTGATATTCAAACTCATCTATTGACCTTTCGACGATTTCTGGACTATCTGAAGCAAGGACTGTAAATTGGCCTGGGTGCATTGAGAGCCTAACATCAAGTTCTCTGGCTCGTTCTCCAACTTTTGCGAATTCTTTTTCACAGTACGCAACCACATCTGGACGGCGCCAAAAATAACACCAAGTAGGCTCGGTATAAACAGGAAGTACATCAGAGCCCAGTCTGACCATTCTAAGCTGAGGGGGAAGATTTCCAACATACTCTATAAGTCTCCCATAGGACGCAATGTTATGGACCATAATGTCCCACAAGCGTTCTTCAGCAACATCTACAGTTTGACGGTTAAGCCACTGCACTGTTGTTGCTCTAGTATTTAGCGGTCGTTGTATCTCTTCTAACAGCTTCTTTTTTTGCGATTGATCTGGGTGCATATACTTGCAAGCAAAGCCTATGCGTTGTTGTGTAGATTTCATAAAGTCACCACAGGTTGTAAATTTTAAGTCCATAGTTTATAATAACACCTTTATTGCCAATTGTCAATCACCCATTTATCTTTACAGTTGTGCGGATTTGGGTCTCCATGAAATACTGCTACACTTGTTCCATCTTTTATTACAGGATCTCCATTAACTGCAAAGTCTCTTTGTCCTTTTGGTTTATTATCAAACCTTGGTTTGCCGCGCATTTCCCACTTATAACTTTGTATCCATTCGTCTGGCCAAAAATTAAAATTTTGTGTTATACAAACTCTAATCCAATCTTGGTCACCTGGATAGCGTTTCATAATACTTTGTGAATTGTTTATAAAGTTTGTCCAAACTTCTGAATGTTGCCCTGTGTTTAATCTAAAAACACTTGAATTAAACTTTTGATAATTTTTAATTACAAATCTATTAAAGTCTCTAATAATATAAAACTTACCTGGATCGTGTGTAAATAGATAATCAATATTATCAAATATAATTACATCTAGATCAAAAAATAATATTGTACCTTTAATAGGCAAGTTAGGATTAAAAAACATTGGCTTATACCACCATCCTTTTAAAGGATGATCTGGCAACGGCTCAATTCTAATCTCTTCATTTATTCCTTCAGGATTTTCTGTAAAGCAAACAAATTCATGATCAATAGTTAAGTTTCTTTTTACCATTGCATATAGTTTGTTTACATAATCTGCATTATACTTGTCGCCGTATTTTAAACAAACTACATAATTTTGGAACGGTGTTCTAGTAGGAGGTTGAGGTGCAGGTATAGGTCTTTTGACTTCTTTTATTGGTTCTACAATTTTCTGAGGATGAGTGCTTGCACCTATTTGCTTGAGAGATTTCTCCTTTGCTTTACGGATTTTTCGTTGCTCTTTTGTTTCGCCTTCTATGTACTTTTTAACCAAAACTAAGCCTCGTAGATCGCAGAGTTTGCTCCGTGTTCTGCACACTCTACTCGTACACAGTAACAACGATTGTTTGTTGATTCTCTAATTAATTTATCTGCAAAGTTAAATGCGTGTTCTGCAAACTTTTCTGCACCAACACCATCAAAGATGCGTAGCTCTGCTAGTCCTTTTTCTTCTAGTGCTTTAAGTGTTTC